ATGGTTATATGAGTGAAGCTCTATTCGGGGCTGGTGGCGAATTTTTACCGAAGGTAGCCACCGGAGACAGTGCAACATATTATTGCGACTATTTCTATACAAATTCACCAGCTAGTGGAGAGAGCCTTAGAACGCTCCTGGTTGGTGGTAACGCGAATGATGTTGCGACTGCGGGTTTCGTTTGGTCGTACTCGTATTACACTCCTTCGTTTGCGCGTGCGCATATCGGGTCTCGGCTTTGCTTTCTTGGGGCGTAGCCCCCGGAGGCTAATAAAAAAAACGTTAATTGAAATACTTAGGTTGTTTGTTTCCAACGCTCCTGGTTAGTGGTAACGCGAATAATAGTGCGAATGCAGGTTTCGTTTATTCGAACTCGAATAACACTCCTTCGAATGCGAATGCGAATATCAGGTCTCAGCTATGCTTTAAATTTTTACGGGAACAAAAACCCTGCCTCTTGGCAAAAAACAAACTTATTATAAAAGGTATTGGTACTGCAAAGGAAGATTCCTTATATAAAGCAAAGAAAAATAATGAAAAGAATTGGTAATTTATATGAACAGATAATCAGCATCGAAAACTTAAAGTTAGTTGACGAGAAAGCCCGTAAGGGCAAACGGCAAAGCTATGGTGTAATTATACACGACAAAAACCGTGAAGCTAATATTATTGAACTGAATAAAATTTTAAAGGAGAAAACTTTTAAAACTTCACGATATAATGTGTTTAAAGTTTATGAGCCAAAAGAGCGCGAAATTTATCAGTTGCCATATTTCCCCGACAGAATTGTTCACCATGCAGTAATGAACCTTTTAGAACCTATTTGGGTGAGTATTTTTACTGCCGATACATACAGTTGCATAAAAGGAAAAGGGATACACGCAGCGGTGAAGAAAATAAAGCACGATTTAAAAGATTTGAATGGCACGCAATATTGTTTGAAGTTAGATATTAGAAAGTTTTACCCAACAATAGACCATGTAATACTAAAGAGAATAATACGAAAGAAAATAAAAGATGCTGATTTACTGGAATTGCTCGACAAAATAATAGACAGTGCAAATGGTGTACCTATTGGTAATTACCTGAGCCAGTATTTTGCGAATTTATACATGGCTTATTTAGACCACCACATAAAAGAAGTGTTGCAAGTTAAATTTTACTACCGTTATGCCGATGATATGGTAGTTCTGTCGGGTTCGAAAGCCGAATTATGGGCGATTTTTGCAGAAATTAAAACCTTTTTAACAGATAATTTGAATATCGAGATAAAAAGTAACTACCAGATATTTCCAGTTTCTGCCCGTGGTATAGATTTTTTAGGATATGTTTTTTACCACACCCATGTATTATTGCGCAAAACGATAAAAAAGAGACTTGCAAAATCTTTTAAAAAACCGGAAAACAATTACTCGTTTGCCGCTTACTGGGGTTGGTGCAAACATTGTAATAGTATAAACCTGTTAAATAAACTATGCGCATGAAAAAATTTAGCGACTTAGGTGTAAAGCCTCCTTCTGATACAATGGTTGGAGAAAAGGTTAAAATAACAAAAGTTTTAAACCGGGAAATTACCGTATTAAACCACAGGATTGACGATAGTAAGTTTCAGAAAAATAAGTCAGGCAAATGCCTTTGTATTCAAATTCAACTGGGAGGTGAAAAGAGGGTTGTTTTTACGGGTAGTGACGTGTTAATTAATATGATAAGGCAAGTGAAAAAGGAAGATTTCCCTTTTATTTGTACAATTGTTAAAGAAGGTGAACATTTTGAATTTAAATAAAAATGAAAATATATAGTAACAGACCAATTGAAAGCCAACTTTGGAAAGGGCAACAAATGTTAATAGCAATTAATCAGAAGGAAAATCCTGTAATATCAGAAGATGATGAAGGAAAGAAATTTGAGGCTGATTTTACAATTGTTGATTCTCTTACTGCGGAAGATGCTATTTACGCATTTACGCGAATGACAAATGATGTAGAACTTGACCAGAAAGTAATTAATAACATAGAAGTTGATGGAAAGCCAGCAATTGAAACAAAGCCAGAATATGCAAAAATTGAAACTACATTTTTTGAACCCCTACCAAATTCTGGTGAATTAAAAAAAGGTGCAATATATGGTTACGACAATGGTGCGGTTATGGTTGTACAACCTCACGCCAGAACTATCTACACTCCCGAGCAAACACCTGATTTATTTTCATTTTGGCGAAACAATACAGATAATTTAAATTGGATTGAGGGTGAAAAGGTTGAAGTTGGATGGAAACGAATGTACAACGGTAAGCAATACGAAGTTGTTCAAGCTCACCAAACACAATTTACATGGAATCCTAAATTAACAATAAGCGTGCTTTGGAATGAAGTTATAGTTGTTATTCCTGACATAAAACCCCCACAATGGGTTAGTGCAAATTGGGGAAATTACACAATGGGTTATCAGGTATTTGATAGTGGCAAAGTTTGGGAAGTAATAGGATTAACACACACTTGGATTCAACCCGCGATAGATGGGAATGGTGCAATTAGTTGGAAATTTGTAAAAGATTGGATTTAGTTCACCTTTGGAACTTGTTGAACTAAAAGTTGGAGTTTTAATATCTCTGGTTATTTTGGGTATTTGTTTTTTGATGATGATAACTTAATCGATATGAAGCTGCAATAGTTTTGGCAACGGTATTTTAATTAAATGGACTATAAAATAAATGTAATGCACAGAATAGAAGGATTTATAAGTACGAAAATTTGGGAGTTTTTTACAGCTGTATTTTTAAGTGTATTAGGCTATTTCAGTCCGTTGAAAAATATAGCGCATCTGGTATTGTTTTTCTTTTTGGTGGATATAATTTACGGTTATCTGGCAGATAGAAAACGAAATGATGGATGCTTTAAAAATTGGCGTGCTGGAAAAACTTGTTTTAGGTGAACCTATTGCACAGGAAACGAAGGATAAAGTTATTGCATTACGCAGCCGGGAGGCCGCCGTAATTACTTTAATGAATAGGGTTACGGACCCCAAAGTATTACGTAAATTCGGATTTGACAGAACAGAAATAGAGGAAGATAAAAAGGTTTTGAAAACTGGGAGGAAAATATAAGAATAAACAATACTATGGACGTAGCTAATTTTATTGAACTGGGCGTTTTATTAATCGCCGTATTGACTTTTTTAATTGTATTACGCAAAATGAACAAGGAAAGCTCGAAAGACCGGGAAGAAAATGCGATTAAAATTCAGTCTAACTACTTAAAAATTGTAAGAATGGATAGAGACATTATGGCTATGAAAAAATTACACGACTTGACAGCGTCAAAACTTGAAAAAGATTTTGCAGCTGGAATATCTGGGCTACATGCTGAAAACAGGGAAGACCACGGGAAACTATTTGATAAGCTAGAAACTGTGATTGTGGAGCTTACAAAAACAGCGTCTAGTTTTGAAATGTATATTAAAAATCAAGAAGCAAAAACACCATGAAAAACACAATTAAAAATGCGCTACTGGATGCTGCAATGTGGGTAGTAACAACGTCATTGAGCGTGTGGTACTTATTGATAGTTCCAATCTGTAAAAGAATATGGGCTTTGTTTAGGGGCATTTTATCAGATTTCTGGATGGTTCCACTTGCTATTTTCCTCATCAAATGGCAGGCTGAGGTTACAGCTCAATTGAACCTAATGCCGACATTGAACGACGTTAAAATTGGTAATATAGTCCCGTCTCTTGTCGTGTTCCTTCTGATGATGACTTTGGTTAGATCGTATTACTTTTTTCAATATCATGATGTTTACAACGATTCATTAATGCGAATAAAAAACGAAAAATGGCAAAATTTATCACCTTGGCAACAGTTTTTATCCTTACGCTTGGAACGGTGGATATTAATAATAGCATTTGCGATAATCTATCTAGCTCAGTTCTAAAAAAGGAAATTAGAGAAACGCAACTGCGAGCCAAAATAGTCGAATCAGCAGCACGTTGGTTAGATGTTCGTGAAATTACGGGACATAATGACCATCCGATGATTACGAAGTCTATGAAACTTTGCGGGCTGTCAGGAAACAAAGGTTATCCGTGGTGTGCATCAAGCCATTCAGAGATATTCGATCATGCTGGGCTTAATACAGTAATTTCAGCACGGGTGGTTGATTGGTTTAAATCAAATGTAGTTTGGGAAAGGGAATGGAATATTCAAATACCTAAGCAGTACTTAAAGCCGGCTATGAGCTTGGGGTTTTACTACCCAAAATTAAAAAGGTATGGGCATATTTCATTGCTAGTAATTGCTTCTGATAAAAGGTTGTATTGTTACGAAGGTAATACTTCTGATAGAGGGATATTCGACCCGACTACTTTCGAAATGATAGACATGGATGAAGATACAGAACGCGAAGGTGACGGGTTTTATCCGAAAGTACATTCATACTATGAAATAGATGTAATTGCGGATAAATGTCTACAAGGGAAAGACTTTATAAACAGATATGACAATTATCTAAAATCAGTATTATGATTAAAAATTTGCTTAAAAATTACAACCCAATTAACACAATTGAAAATCTTATTTACGTGGGACTAACTTTTTTCTTCATGAATATTTTTGTGGTAAAACCAATAGAAAAAAGGTTTGACAAATTACAGGATTCAGTTATTCAAATTGCAATGCAACCACGCTATTCAATCTCAAATGATTTTGAAAAAATGAGGACAAAAAAGAACGGGAGTATTGTTCTTGACTTTGATAATAAGTTGAATCACATTCAGCTTATGCCAATGGATTCAATAATGATAGATTCAACAACGATAACAACAACGCCAAATTTTTGGCAAAAACTATTCCACAAGGAATAATATTATTAACTTAAATTTTACAAAATGAAAAAATTATTTTTTACATTAATGTTGCTTTTTACAGCAGCTATGGTGTTCGCCCAAGGGGGTGAGCCGGTAAGTTTTGATTTGACGGCGAGCCTTGCAACTTTCTCTGCAGCTTCCGCCCTTACGCTTCTTTTGACCGGCTGGATAAAAACAGCCTTAAAAGTTACAGGTAAATATGCCAGGTGGTTAAGTTGGGCTGTGGCAATTGTTCTGGCAATAGTAGGTTGGTTCCTGAAGATTGGAATGTTCGAAGGTCTTCAGTGGTATATTGCTATTGTTTACGGGTTTGGTATTGGGTTGGTAAGTAACGGTATATTTTCATCTGATACGGTCAAACTTATTCTATCAGTTGTAGGCGCTCAGTTATCGAAAAATAAATAGTCGTCTATATTTTAATGAAAACCAATCAATCAAGTTCAATTATAATTTCATGCTATGAGAAATTTACTATTTGCATTTATTGCATTTCTCTTAGCGGTGGTTTGCTACGCAGATCCACCCCCGGAACCGGCAAACCTAATTGCCGAAGTTGACAGTTATGTAGATTGTCAAAGTTTAACCGCTATTGCCGTCCCCAATCCTTTTTTAACAGACGAATAAAATTCGTGTTGAATAAGTTTCTGTATAGACAGAGGAGCCTCCATTCTTTCCTCGTAATTTTGTACGGTTCTGGTAGTAACCCCCAACCTTTTTGCAAACTCTATCTGAGATATCCCTAAGGATGTTCTTATTTTTCGTATGTCTAACTTATTGTTATTCAAATTGTTATGCTATTGCACGAAAATAATTCGGATTTATTACATGAATAATTTGCATAAAGGCGAAATATTTTCATATATTTGTACTGAATTTATACACCACATATAAAAACATAATGTAAAATATAGTAATGAAAAACGAGGGAAACAATACCTCAATCGAGGTAAAAAACAATTTCAAAGAGGCTTACGGCATGCTTCCGCACAAATACCAAACTCCGGTTCGATTGGAGATTATGCAAAAATGCGACTGGAAATCGCAGCTTACATTTCACCTAAAAAGGAAAGGTGATACCACTATTACAATTCTTGAGGCTCCTGTTATCGAAGCCGCTTTTGAGGCTCACAATATTAATGCCTGGACCGGCGAATACATCAAACAACTGCAGGATTAAATCTACTCACCTTTTTAATAACACGCCATGTTATCACAAAATTTCGACTTCGAAAAAGCAAAAGACCTGAAAATTCGCCAGATGGGCGTTGGGGCTTATTTGCAACAATTTAAAGTTCAGATCGACCTTATGCCTTGGAGCAACGAGCAAAAGTTTGAGGAGTATTATATCGTGCGTTCCGAAACCCTTAAAAAATACGCAGCATGAGCACACAACTATTCAATTACAACGGTACTAAAATAACGTTCGCCACAACTGAGAGCAATAAGATAATGGTAAATGCCACTGAAATGGCAAAGCCTTTCGGGAAAGTTGCTAAAGATTGGATAAAAACACAATCGGCCAAGGAGTTTTTATACCTTCTAGGCGAAGGGAGAAAAATCCCATCGGTTGATTTACTGAAAGTTATAAAAGGCGGGAATGGTGATCAGGGCACCTGGATGCACGAAGATGTGGCAATTGAGTTTGCCCGTTGGTTAAACCCACGCTTTGCAATTTGGTGTAACGACCGGATTAAGGAGTTAATGAAACACGGTTTTACAGCCACACCCGCAGCATTGGAGCAAATGATGAACAACCCTGATTTTATAATCGGGATGGCCTCAAAGCTTAAAGAGGAGCGCCGCCAGAAGGAATTGGCCCAAAATCAATTGTATTTCGCAAACAAAACCATTGTAGAACAATCTCCAAAAGTAAAATACCACGACAAGGTTTTACAAAGTGTAAATACTTACACAACCACACAAATTGCCAAAGAGCTTGGGCTTAGTGGTCAGGCTTTGAACCGCCTTTTATACCAAAAGTCTATTCAGTTTAAACAAAGTGGCGTGTGGATGCTTTACTCCAAATTTCAAGGCCTTAAATATACCAAAACCCGCACTTACACTTTTGTTCGTTCCGACAGCTCAACGGGTTCTAAAACGGAAACCGTATGGACCGAAAAAGGTCGCGAGTTTATTCACAATAAAATAAAAGGGGAGGCTGCTTTTAATACGAAAAGATAAATACGAAGAGTGGAAACACTCGATAGGACTATAATACCACTTTTATTGGGGCTTTACTGCCAAGGTTAGGGGGGCAAGGGTACTACATGGCGTGTACGCCCCCCGCCTTTAAAGCAAAAAAAATTATGAAGGGAATTACAACATTCGAAATTGAGACCGACAGCACCGGGATTTTGGTAAGCCAAAAGCTCGACGGGAATCCCGTGAAAGAAACCTATGCTTTGAATAATGAGCATGCTGAATATATCCGTGAGGGGATGGTAGATATGTTTTGGGGATTTAGCAGAAATACAAGTTTAAACCAAATATGCTGCTCGTGATGACAGAAAAAGACAAAGAAAGAGTTGAGGCCGCACGCAGATTAAATCCTATAGACTGGAGTTATGCGGGTGTTTGGGCTAGAGAGGCAGATACGGAGGAGGCAAGAGAGGAGCTTGAAAGGATTGAAAAATTAAAATACCGTACGGAGGAATACGCATCCGGGTTAGGATAGGTTTAGTTGGTTTAGGTTGTAACGGGGGCGGGATATTTTAAGCGTCTGTTCAGGGTTTGTACACCCGCCCCTTTTTTGAATGAGTTCTTTAAAATATTGAAATAAATGCGGAGAGGCCACTTAATTAGTTGGATTCTCTAGGGTAAGCAAGTTGAATTAATCCATTGTCTCTCCGCTTCCTCTTTTCTGTATAAAAATAATAAACCGAGGCGTAAGGGTGTACATGGCGCACCTGAGTATAGAGCATTACACCCGTAATATTCAGGTTGTCAGTGCCTCGGTTTTTGGACAAACCATCAAAAGGAAGTGTTGGCTGCGAATGGAAAATAAGACACAAAAATAAACGCAGAGGCAATTTGGAGCCTAAGCCGTAGATGCATGGCAGTTGAAAATCCAAGTTAAGCATCCGCTTTCAGGTTGGGGAGTTAAGAACCTGAATATTGTGGGGTAGAGCAGTGGTAGCTCGGCAGACTCATAACCTGCAGGTCGGGGGTTCGAATCCCCTTCCCGCTACTAATTTCTTAAAATTAAAACCTCCCGGAGTAAACCAGTTAACCAGACTGGCTCCGGGATTAAAAAAACTTATTGACATGAGTAACAAAATTGCATTAAAAATTGATGAATTAAGCAGAATGACAGCAACCCAGCTTGTAGAAGATGAGCGGGTTGAGAATAAGTTTGTCACGCTTTATAATTCATTTCACGGCTCCGAATTAGGGGCGCAAATCTACGCAAAGGAAAAGTTCAATTTCCTGAAGCTGATTCAAGAAAGCCCGGAGCTTCAAAAATGCTCTAAGCTTAGTTTATACGGCTGCTTTATCGACGTGGCTTACAACGGCCTTTCTTTAGAGTCTGGAGCCAAGCCCCACGCATACTTATTGCCGGGGAGTATTAATATTGGTACACGGCAAAACCCAAGCTACGAGAAGCGGGCAAGCCTGAGCATTACCGGATATGGGGAATTGGTTCGAAGAATTCGCGCAGGGCAGGTAAAACATGCCGATAATCCGGTTGTAGTTTTTGCCTCCGATAAATACGAGCGAACCACAGGGAAAGAAGGTACTATCATTAGTCATACAGCTGCCCACCCGGTAACAGACAATACTATTATTGCCTGTTTTATGAGAATGGTTAAACCAGATGGAACTGTTGACTTTGCTTTTTTGGAGCAAGATGATTTTCTCCGTTTAAAGGGTTATTCTGAAAGGAAAAACAAAGGCAAAGCAAATGCCCTTTATTCATCCGGCCCCAAAGGTCAAATCGACAAAGGCTTTCTAATTGCTAAAACAATTAAACACGCTTTTGCCTCTTATCCAAAAATTAAAATTGGCGATTTCTCGAAAGTTGATGATCCCGAGCCAGAAGCAATCGATTACGGTATTGAAGATACCAAAGCCGAGGATGTAACTACTAAGGCTTTTGGGCCAGTTGAGGCCGACGTCGTCGAGCCCGAAACAATAGTAATTGAAGCCTCCCCAGAGGAGGAAGATGAGCAAGGAGCATTTTAACCTATAAAATTTATTGACATGAGCGATATAGTAAAAGCCGAGCAGTTTGTAACCATAGTTGAAACGGCACAATCGGCATTAATAAAAAACGAACAATCTGTTTCCGGTGCGGTTGACTTCGGGCAGACTATTTTAGACACCATCGAGGCCGAGGGCATGAGCAATGAGTTGGACGCCAAGTGTAACAATTATTTGGTGCGGGTTCGCGAAACAGAAACGGTTTTGAAAACGCGACGAAATCCGGTAACTCAAATTTTTGATACCATTCGGAAAGAGTTTACCGGATTGGAAAACCTTATATCAAAAACCAATAGAAAAAGCGTTCCCGCGCAAATTCAAGTGCTACGAGATGCATTTGCAACACAAAAAGCAAAAGAGCAGCGCCAGCGCGAAATTGAGGCTCAAAGGAAGTTGGATATTGAAAAGGAAAAAACACGCATTGCCGCAGAGGCCGAGGTTAAACTGAGCGAGTATTTTAATACCCATATTACCAAGTGCAAAAGTCTGCTGTATGAACTTTTCGAGAACGTTACCTTAGAAAATTTTCTGGACGTTGCCGAAACCATTGAGAACTATTCGCTGGCTTTAAATAACGAGCATTACTTCAAGTTTACACTCCGGTTTTTTGTAAACCATATTTCAACGGATGACGCTAATTTAATTATCAAACAGGCTTTAGATACCAAACATGGCTATTATGCTCAACTTTTTTCTACAGAAATTGAGGAGTACCGTGTTGAGTTATTGGATAAACTCCCATCGAAAAAAACTGAGTTGGAGGCCATTGCGGAGGCTGAAAAAGAGGATGCAGTTGAGGCTCAACGTTTGAAGGATTTACGCGAAAAACGTGAGGCAGAGGAAAAGAAACGTTTGGAAAATGAGGCCGCCGAGCGTGAGGCAAACGAGGCTGCCAATGCAGAAGCAAAAAAACAAGAATCTGACATGGACAGCATGTTCGATAATGTGGAGCAAACCGCGCGGCCAGAATCAAAAGCCCAGGTTCGCAGCGGTTATAATATTGCTGTTACTCACCCTGCAGGCTGGGTTACCATCTTCCAATTGTGGTTCGAAAAAGAGGGCAAAAACCTTGGGGTTGATGTATTGGGGCGCAAAAGCTTAAACCAGATGAAAGGCTGGGCTGAAAAACACGCCTTGAAAGATGGTGAGAAAATCACCTCGCCTTATGTGAAATACGAAGAGACTTTTAAAACCGTGGCTAAAGCGTAGAGGCATGGACCCATATTTTTCACGCCCGGAGGTTTCCAACTCCGATTTATCGAGTTTAAAGGAGTATTTATACCCACGCGAGGACAAATCAGATCCCACGGAGGCCTATAAGTTTGGAACATTAATCGATATGATGATTACGGAAAATCACAAGGTTAATTACTTCAACCTTACCTGCGATGGCGAGCAATATACAGCTGAGCAATTTGAGCAAGCCAAACAAATGAAAAAGGCTTTTATGAAAGACCCAATGTGTAAACAGATACTTGATAAATCGGATTTCCAAAAGGTAATGGCAGAGGAACTCCACATTAAACATTTGGGGTTCCCGTTCAGCCTTCAGGCACGTTGCAAATGGGATTTATACATGCCCTTATTAGGTTGGGGCGGAGATATTAAAAGTACTGCCGCCACCACGCAAAAGCAGTGTGAAGATGCCGCGAGGTTTTTCGATTACCCGCGCTCAAGGGCTTGGTATATGGATATTG